AACTGAGGAATAAACGCTATGGCACTTACAACTCCATCTCAGTCTCCAGCAATCGTTACGAAGGAGATTGATTTAACAGGAGGTGTACCAAACGTACCAACAAGCACAGGGGCTTTTGTTGGCGAATTTTTGTGGGGTCCAGTACAAGAACCCACGCTGATCGCAAATGAGGCTGGTCTGGTTGAAACCTTTGGCTCACCTGACAGTGATAATACTGTCGAATGGCATTCTGCCGCATATTTTTTAAGATATTCTAGCGACCTCAATGTCGTTAGGGAAATCAACGGAGCGACAAACGCTTGGGATTCAGACGCTGGTGGTGCTGGAACCGCTGCTGCTCCTGTTGTTAAAAACCGAGATAACTGGGATAACCAGATTACTGCACTTGCAGACTCCGACCACACCTTCGTCGCAAAATGGCCTGGTGCACTAGGTAGCTCATTACAAGTACAATTCTGTACTGCTGACTCCGCAGGCACTAGTGACTTTGATGCATGGGCTTATAAGAGTTCATTCGATGCAGCACCTGATACATCTGCTTGGGACAGTGCAAGAGGATCATCAAAAGATGAAATCCACGTTGCTGTTATCGATGCTGGTGGTCTTTTCACAGGTACTAAAAACTCAGTACTTGAAACATTTCCATTCATGTCGTTGTCAAACGATAACAAAAATGCCGATGGTTCTACAAACTACGTCAAAAATGTTATCAACAATGCTTCTGAATATGTTTGGATGGCTGGATTTGGTTCAAGCCACACTTCAAAACCATTTACTGGGGCGGCTGGTACTGCTTCAACGGTTGCTTTGAACTATGCCAAAACAGGCACTGTTACTGGTTCTATCAGAATGGCAAACGGTAATGATGGTTCAGCTTTGGGTACTGCTCAGTATGCAACAGGCTTCGACAAGTATGAAGATGTTGACACAACCTTGGTCGATTTCTTGATCGCACCAGGTATGAACTCTCAAAGTGATCAAACTACAGTCGTAAACGATCTTGTATCAATCGCACAAGGTACACGCAAAGACTGTGTTGTTGTTGCATCTCCTAACAGAGCGGCTATTATCAATAATGCCAATCCAGTAACTTCTGCTGTCACAACAGCAAATACATTCACAAACTCATCCTACTTGATTGTAGATAACAACTACTTGAAAGTGTATGATAAGTTTACTGATCAGTATATCTTTATTCCTGCCTCTTCTTCTACGGCTGGTATCATGGCAGCAACCGATTATGTTGCAGCACCATGGTTCTCACCTGCTGGACCAAGACGTGGACAGTATTTGGGTATTACTGCACTGGCTTACTCACCGAAGAAAACAGAAAGAGATACCCTATACAAAGCTGGCATCAACCCGATTGCCAACATTCCAGGACAGGGTGTACTACTGTTTGGTGACAAAACCAAACTCGCAAGACCAAGCGCATTTGACCGCATTAACGTGCGTCGTTTGTTCCTAGGACTTGAGAGAGCAATCGCTATTGCGGCTAGGAACGTAATGTTTGAGTTCAACGATGAGTTTACTCGTGCTGAATTCAAGAACATTATCGAACCATTCTTGAGAGAGGTTCAAGGCCGTCGTGGTATTACCGACTTCTTGGTAGTGTGTGATGAAACAAACAACACGCCAGCAGTCATTGACAGAAACGAGTTCATATGCTCCATCTTCATTAAACCAGCACGTTCAATCAACTACGTAACTCTAAACTTCGTAGCTGTAAGAACTGGTGTCGAGTTTACTGAAGTTGTTGGCACAGTATAAGGGAGGGCTAGAAAATGGTTAATTCAGTAGACGATTTTAAAGCCAAGTTGAGAGGTGGGGGCGCACGTCCTAATCTGTTCAAAGCAACAATCAACTTCCCTGCATACGCAAACGGTGATGTAGAACTCACATCATTTATGTGTGAAGCAGCCCAGTTGCCAGCTTCTGCCATGGGAACAATTCTTATCCCATTCCGAGGTAGAAATCTGAAAGTTGCTGGTGATCGCACATTCGAAACATGGTCACCTACAATTATTAATGACACTGACTTCAGTATTCGTAATGCAATGGAACGTTGGATGAATGGTATTAATGCACACAGTGCAAATACTGGTCTTACTGCGCCTGTTGATTACGAAGCAGATTTGATTGTGGATCAGTTGGATAGGGATGAAACAGTATTGAAACGGTATAACTTCCGTGGATGTTTCCCTACTAGCGTTTCAGCAATCGATCTTGCATATGGAACAAACGATGAAATCGAAAGATTTACTGTCGAGTTCCAAGTGCAGTACTGGGAGTCAGATACGACTTCGTAAGATCGTATATATAAGAATAGGTAGGGCAGAAATGCCCTACCAAAACATTAAACTTTAAGTGGAATAACAGGTATGGCTGAGAACTCTTTACGGCTATTTGGATTTGAGATTACTCGATCCAAAAATGCTGAACAAGAAGATAAAAAACTAAAATCAATTGTACCCAAAATTGATGATGATGGGGCTGGTTATGTCACGTCTACAGGTGCTCATTATGGGCAGTATATTGACATTCATGGCGACAAGTCCAAAGACAATTCTTCACTGATTCAAAAATATCGTGGAGTTTCAATGCACCCAGAAGTGGATGCTGCTCTCGAAGATATTGTAAATGAAGCGATTGTTGGTACTGATAATGCACCAATCGAGGTGCAACTCGACAAACTAGAAGTATCAGATAAAATCAAAAATCTGATGACAGAAGAATTCAACAATATTTTACAAATGCTGAAGTTCAACGAACTTGGTCACGATATCTTTAAACGATGGTATATTGATGGTAGGATTGTATACCATCTTGTAGTAAACGAAGCAAATGTAAAAACAGGTATTGCTGATATTCGTCCTATTGACTCTGCTAAGATCCGTAAGGTCAAAGAGGTCAAGAAAAAGAAAGATCCTCAAACTGGTGCCAACATTATTGAAGCTACCAATGAGTATTATATCTACCAAGAAAAGCCAGGACAGCAGAACTCTGGTGTAAAACTCACAAACGATTCAGTTGTGTATATCACATCTGGTCTGTTAGATTCTGCACGTAAGTCTGTTGTATCACACTTACACAAAGCATTAAAACCTATCAACCAACTACGCATGATGGAAGACTCGCTGGTCATTTACAGACTTGCTAGAGCGCCAGAGCGTAGGATATTCTATGTTGATATCGGTAACCTACCGAAAGGTAAGGCAGAAGAGTATATGAAGGACTTGATGTCCAAATATAGAAATAAACTAGTATATGACGCATCAACAGGTGCCATCAAAGATGATAGAAAACATATGTCAATGCTGGAAGACTTCTGGATGCCACGCCGAGAGGGTGGTCGAGGTACTGAAGTATCTTCCTTGCCAGGCGGGTCTAATCTTGGTGAGATCGATGACATTATTTATTTTCAAAAGAGATTGTACAGATCACTCAACGTACCAATCAATAGACTTGAACAAGAAAGCCAGTTTTCTCTTGGAAGATCCACAGAGATTAACAGAGATGAAATCAAGTTTCAGAAGTTCATTGACCGTCTTCGTAAGAGATTCTCTATGGTATTCAGAGAGATCCTCAAGAAACAACTTATCCTAAAAGGTGTCATCACAGAAGATGATTGGGGGGATATGTACAATGATATTCAGTTCAACTACTCGAAAGATAACCACTTCTCTGAACTGAAGGATGCAGAAATCTTGAGGGAAAGACTGCAGACACTTGACCAAGCATCATCATATGTTGGAGAATACTTTTCAAAAGAATGGGCAATGAAAAACATCCTTATGTTCTCTGATGATGATATTAAGGATATGGGAATTGATCCCGACGAAGAACCAGAAAATGATGAACAACAACCAGATAATGAGGAACAATAATGACAGATGAACTCGAAGTAACAGGAAGCCCAATGGAAAGTGATGATATCTTGACCATGATTGATTTCACTGATAAAGGCGAGTATACCAAAGCTACCGAAATCTTTAACGATCAGCTAATGCAGAGAATGGATGATGCATTGTCTCAGACAAAAATTGCCATGGCAGATAAGATGTTCAATGGCGTAGATCCAGATGATGAAGAACAGCTAGAGATGGACCTAGATGATGAAGA